CCGATACCTGGCGGACCTTGTATTTCTACAATACGTCCTTCTGGCATACCGCCATTTCTACGATTAGAAATGATGTAATCAAGCTGACGAGAGCCGGTAGGAATCCATCGACTAACATGGGTTGGTGCATCATCACTACCAAGATTGAAAGCAATCTTTTCGTTATGTGTTTTGTTAATTTCTTTAATCAGTTCGTTTGCAAAATCTTCTGTAATAGAATTTTCTGCATTTTCTTTGTTATTTTTTGGGGGTCGTGCCATATTATTTAAACCTCTATGTGGATTAATGTTAACTGATAGAAATATGAAATTATACTGTGAAATAAAAAAAGACCACATGAAATTAATCATATGGTCTTTGTTCCTAGATAGGATGGAGGGATGATTATCTAGGAATCAATCATCAAGAGCAGAGAAAGCTTCATCGATCTTTTTCTTACTGGAGGAAACTTTCTTTGGAGCTGGTTTTACTTCTTCTTCTAGATCTTCATCTCCGGCAGAGGAAGAAGAATTGGACTCGCTAACTTCCATTGATTCTACGATAGAGGATTTTGAAGCAAGGAAATTTTCGATTACTTCATTTAGCTGTTCTGTGTTTTTCACTTGGCTCTTAAAGATTTCTTCAAGATTTGGGATACCGGCAAGAATCTTCGTTTTATCCCCCTCAGAAGCCGCTAGAGGGCTTGGTTTACGACGGGGCTGTAGTTTGATATCCTTGACAGCAAAGCCGTTAAAGGTCTTTTCTGTGGGCGTTACGGTTACTGTAAAATCGTAACCTGATTCTGGGTGCGTAAGATCTTCATCGGAATAATCTGGATGAGCAAAGATAGCATATAGATCTTTTAGCATCTTGCTATTAAACTCCCATAGCTGAACACCTTTAGCCTCTTCTCCTCTTACGAAGATTGGAATATAATAACGTTCACGAGGACGAAGTTGAGTAAACAACTTCCATGATGACTTGCTGCTACGATCCTTGCGGAGATCAGTTAGCATATCAAAGATTGGATCTGGCATACCAAATTGTGCCGGGGCTACGAAACGACGTTCTGAAAGAAGGCGGCTATCATAATAGCTTACTTCCTGTACCGGCTGACCATTTGAATCTCTATATGGAAGAATTCGAATATCATGTTGACCAATCTGTGGCTTCCAATATGTTAGCTTTGGTCTATTCTTGTTTTCCGTGGTTAGAGATGCTGACTTGTTCCCTGATAGGGCTGCGATTTTACGTTTAATTGCTTCAATATCGTATGACATGTTTTGTTTTTCTTTCTTTGGTTAGGGTTGCACTAATGGCATTAAAAAATAAGTTAAGTTGTTAATAAATGGGTTGCACTAGTGGCATATATAATTATGCTTTTCATGCCATTTTCATATGAAAAAACATCAAATTAACGAAGTAATTCCATGATTTTTGATACAAACAGTTCTTACAGAATGTTGTAAAACAACTGACAACCATGAGTCCTTATAGGAAGGGACATAAGTGATGGCTTCTGATGATCTTACATTCAAGGAACTGATAGCCGCAATTTCATCTTCTGATAGCGGACAATGAAATTTATTAAGCCAATAAAGAGATCTATTGGCAACAGATATGTTGGTCAGATCTTGGTTGATCTCAAACAAGATTCCTTTGTCTCTATGCCATTGAGAGTTTTGCGGAAAATAGTAATCTTCTTCAAGATTTCCTAGTTTACCAATATCATGAAATAATCCTGTAATTATAATACTGTCTGTGGGAACATCGGCATCATACAACTTGACAAGATCTTTCATCATTTTGGTTACGTTGATGCTATGCCAAACAAGACCTCCGGTAAAACAACCAATATATTCTTGTTTAGTTGATGCAGGACAAACCGGGGCTCTATCTGCTACTTTTTCACAGATAGCTAAACAAGCCTCACGTTTCTCATCATCTTCGATTTTAGAAACTAGATTTTTATATAAAATCCAATTGGCTGTTATCTTTTGTATTAGAGGTGAATCGATCATACAATAAAAATAACAGCCAAGAATATGGATTTAAACAGATATGTTTATTAAGTGAATCGTCTTAGACGAGCTGGAACATGTTCTCTATGTTTGCCTTGTAAGGCTCGGGTTTGTGGGTCATTGTGATGTGCGCCTTTTGTTCCTGCCTCTTGACCATTACTATTTGTTCTTTTAATTTCTCTTTGAATTCGTTCTATGAGCCATCTTTTATAGGATACAGGAAAATTATAATAATCATTCCATGTCATACCGAAATAATATCCTAATAAGAAGAATGGCTCAAGAAGAACTTGTTCTTTATCTTCTGGCGTTAGGCCAAAAAAATGTCGGACCCATTGGGAGCGCCACCTCATCGCTATGGTCACATGATTTACATGAGAAATTAATAGTCATGCTAACACCAGGCTCATGATCATCGATGTATTTTCTTAATTCTAAAGAGTCTCTGGCTGGCATATACTGAATAAACTTAGAGATGAATGAACGATCTTTGTTTCCTTCTACTTCAACAATAGAATTTAAAAGTCTGCTGGTGATTAAGTTATCATTTACAAGACCCTTTTTCTTTCTCATTTCCATTTGCTGAAGAATTTCTTCTTCTTCTTTGCCAGTTAAGAATTTAAACTTAACATTTTTCTTTGAAACTGGTAAAGTATAAGCAAATATGTTTTCTCCAGGAACTGATGGTTCAATTACGAGCGGCTTAATTGGAAGTTGAGTTAAGTCAATTTCTAATTCGTTTTTAAATTCACAGCTAGGGCATTGAAAGATAGGATTGTATTCTCTACCATACCCAGAAATTCTTACAGCTATCATGAGAGCATTTCTATCTCCAGATAGAAGAGAATTGATATCAATATTTGGATCTATTAAACAACTTCTTAAAAGCTCTGTAATAACAGTTCCTTTCTTAATAAGAGCACGACTCATTAAGATATCTTCATCTTTAGCAGTCATTGCTCTGTATTCTATTTGTTCCGCTCCATGTAGAGTATGAGTCCCAGGATAAACCTTACCAGCAGAAGGTAGCGGTACTGCATCAATTGGAATTTCCATCCCTAGTTCTTTTTTTGCATATTCTTCTCTGCTTATACCAGGAACTGCCGTAGCAGATGCTTGCTGTGCAGCAAATATAGCATTTCTTAAATTTCTCTGTTCTTGTTCTTCAGACATTTAGATACACCTCTTTGTAGAAAGTTTATAAGTATTTGTATAATTGTATATTAAAAATATTATTCACGGAGAAGAAATGCAGGGATCTCTTATAATGGTCGCCAATGAATTTGTCATTTCAACAGGATCAGAAGTTAAATTAAAAATTGTTCCGCAGTCATCAAAAGAAAGTACATGCTCACTTTCAACCACGGCAGCAAATACTTCACCATGCTCAAGAGAAGCACACATAGTACCTTCTGTTACTGGAGGGCTTAACCAGCTTTGACCCACTTCATCTGTGAATAATATTATTATGCGAATTGTACTTGTACGCCATCCTATTGGTATAGATTCATTTGCTAAAAGATATACAGCGTCATAAGATGGTTCATCACTACCTCTAGAACTAAAAGTAGTAGCACTCAAAACAGCATTAAAAGTCGGAAATGATACTAAAGGACTAATCAATTCTACTTGTCCATTTATAGTTCCTGGAACAAGTACCAAACCAAATCTAAAATTTACTTCAGAAGAAAATCTTGTTGTAAATGCTGCGGTAGCATCTCGAACAGCATCTATTTCAGATGACATGCTACTCGAAGTATCAATAGCGTACACTATATCAAATCCATCATTTGATATACGTAAACATTCCCCTTCAATCATAACACCGTCTACACAACCATCACAATCATTGTCTATTCCATCACAGCCAAATGTTCCAATTTCATCAACAGGATAAACAGAATCAAGACATCTGTTCCATCCCCCCAGAGAACAAACCTGTACTCCTCTCCTACATGGAGGATATAAGGTTATATCTGCCGCAGTACCATCGTCATAACACCATCTAGACAACGGACCCCTGCCATCTCCATCAATTTCCCCATCGCAGTCGTTATCAAGATTATCACATATTTCTAGAGTACAATCTATCCTGGAACATCTACCACGAATACATCCAAATCCAGAGCCAATAGAGCCACATTCCTCATCAAACTCACAAACAGTACCTGCTGGATCATATGGTCTACAAACTCCAAATCTACATTCTTCAATAGATGAATCACATAGAGAAGAATTACCACATCTGCATTCATTTACTATACAACGATCAGATAACAAATAAGGACAGGAATACCCACATGCTCCACAGTTGTTGAAATCATTCTCTATTCCTTCATCAAAACTACATACAAATATAGGCGCATCTACAGATGCATCAATTGATGCATTAGATGTGTCCTGCGAATATAAAGTACAACAAGTCAACATCAATAATAAAATAACATTTAACAATCTCATGACAATATAATTCATGATAGAAAATAAAATTTATATTATTTTAATAACAAAGTTATATGACCCTCTCATAGAGAGCATTGCTACAACCAAATACTTTCCAAACTTTATTTTCTTCTGCTACCTCTTTTTCGGTTTTATCTTTTGTAGCACGAAATTTAAAGCGGGGATATCTAATCTTACCGTCAGTATACCAATAATTGATCCCAGTATCTTCTTTCACACAGGAAAACCCAGACTGAAGATAAACATTCCCATATCCAAATCTTAAATCACAATAGCTTATTATTCTTCTATATCCAGTTTCCGGAATTAACCAAGCATCTATAGAATGCTTTAATAACCTACTAAAACCACCACGTACATTCGTATACAACTTGTTAGCATATCTCGCTATCTCAATTACATCCGGATTGCTCTTAATCCATTTCTTCTTTTGCTGAGGAACTCTCCATGAGATGGCTGCTACAATATCTCCATTGTATTCTAATCCAAAATACTTGCTGGCAGGTACATTCCCGGAAATATGCGAACAATCAAAAAACTTATGAGCAGATTGAGGCTTCAATTCCACTATAGAACATTTCCTCGCATCAATATTTGATATGTTACCAGATCTTAATCGACTAGATATCATCGATTTTACAATATCAGATTTACTTTCCCATTCGTCAGAAAACACATGGAAAAGAGAATAATTTATTTCTTTGCATTTCTTTGTTTTTTCTTGATGATGCGTCTTTCCAACTTTTTCTACATCATGCCAATATAATCCATTATATTCAATGGCAAAATTCTTATCTAAAACTACTATATCTAATTCTTTTGGAGAGATAAGAGTTCTATTATTACGTTTAATTTGATAGCCTAAACTTTCTACATAGTTCCCAACCTGGATCTCGTCTTTTGAAATCATGAAAGGATAACAAAACTTACACAACCCGCCACGTTCATAAGCTTGTAATGTCTTTTCTTGTTTACCAAAACATTTGACACATTCCAATTTTAATTTTGTATGTTGTCTATTTGTATATGATTGATAATCTGATAAACAATAAAACTCTTTTGATCGCAACTCAATTCTTTTATTGAATTCTTCTTCTGATATTGTTTTTAATTTAGAAATTATTTTTTTAGTAAATTCGGTATGTTTGCGCCCATAAAAATGATTTGAAGAGCCAGCAACTGCTAAAGATTGATTGTATATTCGAATATCATTTTCTTTTGTCAATCCTTTGTTCCATGTTTTCTTAACTTTACCACCAGTTTTTCCAGCAGCAGAACAGGCTTCTTTAATATGCTCTTTACAATATTCCTTAAAAGCAAATGATACGTATCTTGTATGTTCTGAACACAACTTACAAACTGGACGTTTACCTTCATATAGATAATCTATAGTATATTGTTCCGATGTAAGCTTGTGCTTATATTGCAGATGAGTTGACAATCCTTTCAATGTCTCAAAACTCTCTCCGCATATCTTACATTCGTTTTCTTCCATGTAAAAACCTCTCATGACATATGTTACCGTGTCATTACAGGTTTGTATAACTTGACAAAACAAAAAAGAAAAAGGGCAGCATTTCTGCTGCCCCTTCTCAAGACCCTATTTTATAGGGATATTTCTCAGATTAGTGAGAGATCAAGGACGGTAACGGTTCCGTAGAAGTCCGAACGAACCATTTTCTTACCGTAGCGAGTCATCACTCCTTTTCTGGGCGTGAAATCCTCCTGAGCGTAGATGACTGGGGTAAGGATTAGTGGAACGTATGGAGCGTAGATGTATCCGGATTCAAGGAAGGTATTTCCTTTAAGACCAACAAGGATCTTGTTGGCTGGGAAGTATGGATCCTTGTAAACGGTGTATCTGTTGTTTAGAGTACCAACAGATTCTGCACCTACGGTCATGCTGTCACGAACTTGACCATCGCTGTCTAGGCGATAGGATGGTTTGTAAGCGACCATGTGTTCGAAGATTGTGCATACGTCTGGTGAGGTAACGATGAAGTTACCGGAGCCACGTAGAGTCTTCTTGTGGATGGTGTTTGCAACGTCTGTAACGGTTTCAACAAGAGTCTGATACCATTCTTGGATATTGACGAAGGCTTGTGGACCTGGAGCGAATGCGGAGCTTTGTAGAGCTTCTGCACCAGTGAACTTGTTAACGATCTTACCTGGAGCGCGTGACCAGTAAAGGTTTGCTGCGCCAGCTTGGGTAAGAAGGTCATTAAGAATTTCACGATCAATGTCAAGAGTGATCATTTCGCTTAGGATGTTCGTAAGCTCAACTTCTACGTCAATGCTGTAGAAGGCAGTAAGGTCTTGAGCCATTTCTGGTGACCAACGTGCGCGGAGCTTGCGGGTCGTTGCAGTTACCGAGGTTGATTCGATACGGATATCAACATCTGGGATCTTTGGAGATGCATCAACGGCGAAGTTGGATTCAAAGCTTGGGATCGTAAGAGTTGAGCCATCGGTGGTATTAACTGATAGTGAATCAGCGATTGCGGCGGAGCCGGAAGCATTGATTGTAGTACCAGCAGTGGTGAAGGATGGAGAGGTTGCATTTTCAACACGTAGAACAAATAGAACGTGTGTACCGTTTAGTGGATCTGGTGTGAAGACAGAACCATTCCAGTTACCACGACGATTTGCTTTACGAAGATTTAGGATGCCCGTACCACCTTGATATTGCTCGCCCCATGCACGAAGCGTTGAACCACCAACGCCACCAGTGCCACCAAGACCATATAGAGCAACTTGATCTAGATTTAGTAGATCAGCGCCAGAGATGGCTGTGGTGATTGCTGAAGCTGAAACGAATAGGAAGGAGTAGTCAACGAGGTTGTCTGCAAGATCAACTTCGACTTTGCTATCGTAGTTGACGAAGCGAGCATTGTAACCACCGAAGTCTGAAGAAGCTGAAACAACGCCGTAGTTAACCCAAGCATTGGTTCCTGCTGCCCATGCACCCATTGCGCCAGAGTGAACAAGAACCGTATTTGAATTCTTGTGAACTTTGGAGTAGCCAGTGCCGACTAGATCGTATTGACCACCGGTTGCTAGTGAACCAGAGCGAACGCCCGCGCCGCGTGGATTGTTATAAACAGATTGACCACGAGCATATGTTGCTGCTGAAGCTGAGTCGCTAAGGGTTACGCCTGCGTCACCACCGTTGTTGTTTCCATAGGTGTAATCTAAGTAGAATAGTAGACCGGTTGGAAGGCTCATTGGTTGTACCGAGACAACTTCATTTGCGATTAGACCAGCGAATACTCTACGAACGATTGGGAAAGCAACGTTAGTAAAGCCAACTACTTGACCTGAAGAAACTAAGCTTGCTCCGCCAGTGGATAGAGCATTTGATTCTTTTAGTAGTTCTGCACATTGATTCTCTAATAGAGAAGCCATGTTGTCACGTTGAATGCCTTTAAGACCTTCAAGTAGACCGGTTGCGCCCCATTTCTTAACAAGGCGTGGTGAGTCAGCACCAAGAGAGCGGCGGTGTACGCCTTCTGCTAATTGTGATAGTGTAAAAGTTTTCATTATTATCTCCTAAATTTATAAACTATTTCTTTGGCTAAATTATTTTCAATCGTCTTTGCGACCCTTAACGAGTAGTGCCCAACGTTCCGGGGTTCCTAGTACAATGTCATTGGTTTGATTTGCACTTTCAGAAATCACTTTGAAGGAAGCTGCTCCAGAAGATACTGGGGCTGATGCACTTCCTGTACGAACTGCACCTCTTGTTGCTGCCTCGTTAAGCTTATTCTTAATTTTAACGTATATTTCCTTAGCCTCTGCGATAGTTTGTGCTCTATCAAGATGTTCAACTATTACTTGCTTTTGCTTCTGGGAAATATCTTCTCTTTGTAGAAACTTATTAAGTAATAGAACCTTCGATAAGAATAGGTTCGTTTCGGCCATTTCTGATTTCATTGTTTGTAATTCTCTGTTACGAGATTCAGCTAGCTTCTTAACTTTTGAAGCTGCGTGAACTGTTTTGTGAAGTTTGGATTCTAGAAGCTTTGCTCTCTTAGCTGCACGAGAACGAAGAACGGATTCCATAAGAGTTTTTTCCCTAGCGCCTGCGCTGCCATAAAGCATTCCTTCTTCCTCTTCTTCTTCCTCTTCCTCTTCCTCTTCTTCTTCCTCTTCTTCTTCCTCTTCTTCTTCCTCTTCGTCACCGAGGTCGAGTTCTAGTTCGTCTTCTTCCATGTCTTCTTCTTCAGATTCCATGTCTTCCATATCTTCCATGTCTTCTTCTTCAGATTCCATGTCTTCCATATCTTCCATATCTTCCATGTCTTCCATGTCTTCTTCTTCAGATTCCATGTCTTCCATGTCTTCTTCTTCTTCTTCATCAGAAGATACAGACAACGAAACATCGTCGGCGTCTAGTTCGAGGTCATCTGGCAATTCTAGAGTAATGACAGCTTCATCAAGTCCTGAGCTTTCTCTTACTACTCTCTTGCCTTTTGCTTCTTTTCTTAATGCACGGACAGCTTCAAGAAGTTCTGCTTCATTGATTTCAATTGATTCTTCAAGAGCACCTGGTTCTGCATTTTCCCAACCATCTGGTTCTTCTGCAACGCCAACACCTGGTAATGCTTCACCATGAAGATCTTCAACGGTTTCTTGATTGTCAAAGAGATCAACGCCCGGAGCAACGCCTGAAACTTTTTTAGCGTGTGCAGATGCTGCGTGATGAACAGCCGCACCTGTTTTACCGGATGATGCTGCGTCGTGTGCTAGTGATTTTTCATCACCTTCGAATAATTTTGATGCGAATTCTTTTAAGCTGCCCATATTTTTACTTCCTTTTATGCTATTATAACTATTTCCTGTTTTTGCTTCTTTCAATTTTTCAAATAAAAATTCCAATTTTTTTTCGTTTAATACAAACTGAGTTTTGTTAATTTCTCCAGAATTACCTAGTTGATCTAGATTTTCTAACAACTTAAACAATTTGTGCTTTAGCGATTCTGCCATTATTTGTGATGGTTTTTTTGAGAAATATAACTCATCAATCTTGAGAGCAGTTTCGCCTAAATTAATTTGGAAACCACGATAACCTTCTGCGATAGGAGCAGCAGGAGCCGGTGGGGTTTCTTCTGGTGGTGCTGCTGCTACAGGTGCTGCTGCTGCAACGGGAGCAGCGGGAGCAGTCTCAGGTGCAGCGGGAGCAACCGGTGATGGCTTTGCTTGAGCGCCAGCAGCAGGTTCTGTAGGAGATGCTGGTGCAGCCATTTCAGGAGCAGGAGGAGAACCGGCTCCCATATCTGCTGTAGAAGGGCTTTCTACTTTTTCTGACTGCGACATTTCAATAGATGCGCCTGGAGCTGGTTCAATTGTAATTTTACCAGTTGAGTCAATTGCAATTTTTCCATCTTCACCTACTAGATCTTTTAGTGTCTTGGACATAATTCCAAGAGGATCAGCAGAAGACATTGAGGAATCTGGTTCAACTACTTCAATATCTGTTTCCGAATTGGCAGTTGTTTCGCTGCCCGTTGGAACAATGGGTGCATTATCTGAAGATGTTTCCATGGCAGATTTTTTTTCTTCTTCTTCTTCTTCAAAAAAGAATGCAGTTTCTTTAACAATCATTTGTTTAATAAATGGAGAAACTTCTTCGATAATTTTTCTTTTTGCATCAGCTTCCGCTATTTCTTTAATTTTCTTTGTTTCCGCTAAAGCTTCTTTAAATAATTCGCTCATTTTTTTACCTCAAGCATTAAATAGCATTAATCAGGTGGAGCTTCCTTTTCCTAAGATATATTCTCCAATTCTTAATTGAGAAATTGCAGTAGAAGTATCTTTTGGATTAGCCGCAACATTTCCACCAGTTCCAGGAGCAGCAGTAAATGCACCACCACCACCGCGAAGGCGAGCGGTAGCCTCAGCACCCTCAGCAGGAATTCCAGCAGGATTGTGAGGATCTTCTGGAGCAACTGCTACGTTTGGTGCGTATGGAGTAGCTGGTAAGCCACCGCCACCAGTCTCTACTTCATTTAAATCTGGCGCTGCTTGATAATCAATATTTACAGTACCAAATGTATGACCACCATCATTTATTTCACCAGACAAAACAATGTTCATGAAAGTTTCAGTTACTGTTTCGTCATTTATTTCACCAGAATATACAGGAGATCCTGGATATATTGCATATAAATCTGCGGTGGATGTGCTGCCTAAACCATAATTTCTTACGGGGGGTTGAACCATTAATTGTCTTCTGCCTGCCATGTTGGACTCCTAAATGCTGCAATAATATTTATATTGCTATATTAAATATTATCTTATTAGCGTTTCTGACCGCCCATTGCAATAGCAGCCCAGCGTTTCATGTCTCCGCCAACACTTAACGCTTGCAAATCTTGAACTTCATGCTGCGAAAGAGGAGTATTGTCTTCAACAACCATATGACCACCACCGCCGCGCATCTGCGTATCATTTAGCATCATTTTCTGTAGTGTGGTCTTTGCAGTATCCTCAAGTAACGCTGCATATAAACCAGCTTGCTGTGGCTTTGCTGCTGTCACCATCTTTGCAGTATTCTGTATTAAATTACTTAAATGAGGATTTAAAGTAGATTGCTGCGGCACAGAATTCATCATTTGCCGTTGAGGCATCGCAGCTACTGTGTTTGAATTTGGATAAACATTCCCAGTCATAGATTCTGTTAATATTTGATTAAAAGCACCCTCCGTTATTAATTCACGTATGCATTCTTTAATCATTAATCTAAATTCACCCTTGGTTAATTTCATACTCTAAAATCCTCTTGTCTTTTAAATTTTTATATATATGATATAAAATTAATATCCCTTTTGATAAAAAAAGATATGCCAAACTATAACTAGTTTGGCATTACTTCACTTCAATAAAAATAATAATATTTATTAGGCTGCTATCGAATAACTATTAAATTATTTTTTTTCGCCAATTCTCATAAGATCATTTAATACACGATCAATTCTGTCGTTTCTAGAGAAAATCTTATTGAGTATTCGCGGATCAACATCCCGTGCTTCTTTCATCATGAAGGCACCTGGAGTTGAAGGTTCGCTAACTAAATCCCAGCAGATAAGATGAAGATCGTCCTGAACCACATCTGCATCTCCACGGCTTCTTACAGAACCAAGAGCACGAGAAGAAATACCAATCTTAACATTGCTTTCAATTAGATTACGAGCGATATTACCCATTGGGGTTGGAAGAATCTCAATCTTTCCATAAACCACGCCACCATCTGTCCAGATTTCTGTAATAAGATGGGAAACGTTTTTAAGATTGACAGTGGGCTCATCACAATGATCTAGCTCACCTGTTGCCCTTCTCTCTGAAACAACTTTCTTATAATTTTCAATTTCTTTAAAAAGAATATCCTTTGGATAAACACGACCATTTTGATTCAAAGTATCAGCTCTTTGAATGATGCCTTTTACAATTAAATTTCCTGTTCCCGGAGCTTTCTCTTCTTTAAGGACTTCGTATTCAAATTCTGTATATTCTTTCAAAAATTTCATGATGACATTTCCTCTTGCAGTTTTTCTAAAGTCATATGGAACAAAATAGATTCATCATTCAAAGCTTTGTTAGAATCTTCATTTAATAAGGAAAGCATCTTACTAAGTTTGTTATGAACTTCTTTATCTAAGTCTTTGCCATTCTGCAATGTTCTTCTTATTGACTCTTCAGATGTCTTTCTGATGCTCTCTAACAATGACTTTAGTTTCTGCTCTGTATCTTGATTCCTCTCGGAAAGAACATATAATTTTATTATTTGTTGTTGCCTTGGATTTAGAACTTTTGCAAACTTTGCATTTGTTTTTTCGGTCATGATTTTCAATACAAGACCATCAATGTCATCATTTGTCATCTCTAAAGCTTCAAGCTTTTTGGGTAACTGCTTTTTCTCTTGAAGCATATTTCGTAAAATGGTATCTTCTAATTGTGCAACTTCCGTTAACGATCCCCTAAAGCCAATGCCACGCCAAGAATTCATTAACATCTGAACATTGGCATAATCTTTATAATTTGGAATTTCTCTATCAAAAAATTTTGGATCTTTTAAATGCAAATTTATAGCATTTATTAATCTAGACTTCTCTTCATCTAAAACTTTTTGATTCTGCTTGACACAATGTTTCTTAACATTTTCTAATAGAGAATAACAAATTTCTCTATTTTGCAAAGAAGAAGCTTGCAAGGCATTAAACATGGAAAGCTCTTTGTAAATCTCAGTCTTGGGATTCACATAATGTGACCATATTTTTTTAGCTTTCTCTATATCATTATAACGCTTCTCTAACAAAGCATTGGCGATATATCTTGAGAAGAATTCACCTAACAAACCAATATTTCTTTTTTTATTATGTCTAAATGGCATCGAACATCACCCATATTGCAAAAACAGGTCAAGGTTTATTTTAATTATTGTTTCAAAAGCAGAATTAATCTAATCTAGATAAATCTATTTCAGAAATATCTACTTTTTTATCTCCATCAGATGATTCGTCACCACCATCAACAGATTCAATCAGCAATTCATCATTGTTCATCTTGATCTCTATCTGCTCATTTTCTTCTTTAATTAATTTTGATTTTGTTCTATTTTGCTCTAAAAACAATTTTAATTGATCTAAAGTTTTATAGAAATCTTTTGGCATATGAACATTTTCATATAATCCAAGTTCTTCTTCGAGCATCTGCTCCATTAATGGATTGTCTAAAAACTTCTTGTCATATATGTCCGTAAGAGAAACATTCTTGCGATCAAACATTGCACCAAAATCCGGCATTTCTAAATTACTTTTGCCGCCTGCACCAACTCTGCGTAAACGATTCTTTTCAGAACGCTTGATAAATGGAGTTGCTTGTATCGGAGGACTCGTCCCATCAACATTCGGTAATTTAAATGTATCCCCTCCAGAATTCTCCTTGTAATCCTGTATTTGAGAATAATCATCCATCTTCTGAAAGAAATCATCGTCCTCAGAAGGTTTGCTCCTAGATACATCTTCGCCAGGTATTTTATAATTGGAATTGTCAAATGGACTAACTATACGAGCTGGTCCAGGATCAGGATTCGCAGATACAGCAATAGACTCTATCTCTACTTCTCTTATCTTATCCTCTCTCCTGCCCCGCTCTATATTCATTAATTCATCATCAGAAAGCTCAATAATGTTTTTCTGAATCCATAGCTCATCAACAAGTTTTGTTTCTTTTGCTTTTGCAGCAATATCAAATTTAGAAGCCATGTTTTCAAGTTTTTGAAGCAGAGCAATCGTAGATGGATTTGCTAACTTTAAATTAAAACTAGTTAAGTCTTCTTCGTTAAATCCTTTTGCATACAAATGAATCATTGCTAACTTATTTAATTCAGCAATCGCAATCTTCTGAAGAGCAGTAATTGTTCTTGAGAATCTAACATCTTGTTGAGCCAAGGATGCTTTGGCTGACATGCCTTCTGTAAAATTCAAATATGGCTTTGGAACTTGAATAGCAGCAAATAATTTCTTTTGAAGATACTCAACATCTTCTGTGGCTGTAGCGTTTTGACCACCAGCAAGAGTTTCAATCTTTGTTCCAGTTTGACCACCACGAACCGGAATAAAATAATCATCGTCCACTGAATTCAAGACAAATATGCCATTATTTGTTACTTTTTTATTAGTAGAAATTGTTTGAGCAGCAAAATTATGTCTATCGTTTTCATTATCGGGACCAACAACGGTCATGCAATAAACATCTTCTCCGGGAACTTCTAAAACTTCAATATTTTTTACTTTGTGGTTTTTGTAACCAGCATTTTGCTCGGCTAAAATAGCGTTACGATACCCAGCAAGTTTTGCAAATCCTTTTCTTACTAATTCTCCTTCCCAAGCGGCAAAAGAAAATTTATCTATTGTTCTTTCTGTATTTTGAATTTCTTTTAAAGCTTGAGTAATTAATTCATTTTGCATTAATAAATTGTGAATCTTTTGTCTACCGAAAGTTGGATTTTCTTTAACGAGTCTTGCCAATTCATTCCAAAATAAATCTGGAATATTCCATCGCATAGCCATTTTACGACTTGCAGAATCTTTCTTCCAAGATTCTTTTTG